CGAGGCCAACGCCGAAGCGATCGCCCGTGTGCGCATGAGCCACCGGGCCGACATCATGCGCTTCAAGGCGCTGGTAATGAAGCTGCTCGACGAGTGCGAGGCGGAAGCGGCCGACCCGACACTGTTCGAAGAACTGGGCGACATCCTGCGCAGCCCCGACGAGCGCGGGCAGGACAGGCTCAACGACGCATACCAGAAGGCCATCAGCCTTCCCCAGCGCATCAAGGGCGTCAAGGAACTAGCCGACACGCTGAAGACCCTGGTCACGCTGGAGCGCGAGGCATGGGGCCTGGCCACCTACGTTGAGCCCGTGCAGCAAGCCACCGTCTACGAGACGCGCGAGCAGCAGCTGGAGGGCGCGCGGCGCCTTGCATTCAGCCTGGCTCGCGCGGCCGCAACCACAACCACATCGAGGCCCGCCAATGGCTGACACCCCGCAACTGGTCGACCTCGCTCGCACCAAGTCCGAGCTGAAGGAAGAAGCCCAAGAGGCCAAGCTCGGCTATGACGGCAAGCCAGACCCCTATGCCTGGGGCTTGAACTTCCGGCTGGAGTCCGAGGAGTTAGACAAGCTCGGCATCACCACCCTGCCAGAGGTTGGCAGCGAGTACCACCTGATGGTCACCGCCAAGGTGACATCGGTGAACCAGTCGGCCACCGTGGGCCAGGACGACGAGCGCTGCGTTGGCCTGACCATGACCATGATGCAGATCCTCTCGCAAGGCTCGGCATCCGAGGAGAAGGCCGAGGGCAAGGAAACCCCCGCGATGGAATCTGCCGAGTACAAGAAGCCCCGCAAGGGCGGCATGCTGGGGAGCTACTGACATGAGCCTGCGCCAGATCGTCAGAACCATTGCCGGCGCCGCGTTTGGCACCGACCGCGAAGGCAACCTCGTGGCAAACCGCCGCGACGGCTCGCAGATCGTGCTTGATGCAGACGCGACGACGGGCGTTCCTTCGGTCTACACGCGAACGGCGACGGGTACTGAGGCGCAGTATCAGAGCCTGACGCTGGCGCAAGCTGCATGGGTTGCATCCTCGGTGTCAGGGGCTAGCGTTACGCCGTTGCCGTACCTGACCAAATCACATTGGTGCTTCACCGACGTGACGACGGGCGCGTTCGGCAGCGACTACACGCAACACGTTCAGATGGCGCTTGAAGCCGACTTCGACGCCATCCAGATCGGCGTGGCGAATGCCTACAGCGCGGGCACTGAGGTCGTGCAGGTAATCGCCTCGGTGATGACTGCGGCCGGCGACCCGTCGACAACTGCACCGCTGAATAACGCTGGCACTTGGGTGAATGCTGGCGTCGGCGGCTCTGCAATTACTATCCCTGCTGCGACGGTGAACCAGTTCGGCCCTGCGGTTGCGTGGGGCGACGTTATCTCTCTGGCCTCTGTGGCTCGCAGCGATGGCGGCGCCCTGCCGCTGCTCTGCGTGCGCGTGCAGCACGCCTTGGCGAGTAATGGCGGCTCTGCGGTGCGAATCACGTCGATGCTGCCGGGCGCAGTTGCAGGCGGGTGGCCTTTCGATACTGACAATGCCAACTCCGCGCCATATGGCCGGCTTTACCGCTGCCGCAACAACACCGTTCTGGGCGTGACGACTCCGAGCCTGATGTCGTCGGTGTCGAACAACGTCGCCAACGCTGCGCCGATCATCGTTCGCTATTGGCTGCGCAATGGCACGGGGGTGACGGTGACGGTGCTCGGCGACTCGATCCCTGGCGGTTTCGCTCAGACGACGCAGAGCGGTTGGAGTTTCCCGCACGACATGCGGCGCAGAGTATCGACTCCGACGCGGCCGATGGAGCTGGCAATGATCTGCATGTCGGGGTCGACCATGACCCAGCAGGCTCAACGCATGGAGGCGATGGCGCAGCATCTGGCAAAGTCGACCGCGCTTATTCCTATCGGAAGTCCTAACAGTATTGGCGTGCCGATCACTGCGGGCAATATCACGGCAGACAAACTCCAATTCAACCGGGTGCGCAATGCGATGCTTGCGCAGAATATGCAGCCTGTGGTGTGGACGATGCTGCCGGCAGGGTTTGCCACGAAAGCATGGGGATCGTCAGACACACTGCGAATCGCCATGAATGCGGGGTTTCTTGCCGGTGTTCGCGTCGGTGCTCCGGTTGTCGATCTTGCTGCGGCGATCAGCGGAGCGGTCGACGGTAACGGGCAGGTGGCGCCGACTGCTGGGCTGGTCGAGTCCGATCTACTGCACCCAAGTGCTGCATTTGCGCCGGTCGGCGGCGCGCTGCTGGCTGCGGTGTTCAGCTAACCCAATCCCCTGCCGGTGAGTAACGAAACCATATCGAGGCAACCATGGCCCTGAACACATTCCAACCCCAAGGCGGCACGCTGATCATCGCCAGCACGGCGGCCTCGGCGACCACTGCCACGCAGGTTTCATCGGCCGGCGGCATCCAGGGCGCGCGCCTGGTGAACCTGTCCACCAATGACGCCTACGTAGCGATCAGCGCATCGAGTGCAGTAGCTGCTGCGGTGCCGACTACGGCATCCAGCACCGGCAGCTTCCCGCTGCTGCAGCGCGCCGTCGAGAAGTTCACCGTTCCCCCCAACTGTTGGCTATCAGCCATCACCACGGCTGGCCAGGCCAATCTGGCTGTCACCCTCGGCTTCGGCCTGTAATCGAAAGGAGCCGTCATGGCCTTCGGCAACAACATCACGACGACCATCTTCGGCCGTCGCCTCGGGCTGCAAAGCCTGTCATCTGCTCAGACTGGCGGCACGCCTGACGAGTACCTTGTGGGGCCGGATGGCTTCCGCCAGGGCGTCACCACGGCGGAAACCACGGCTACCAATCTGGAGCCGCATGGGCTCTCGGGTGTGGGCGTTGCATCGTCTGGTGTCTACACGCTGGCCCCGCCGCTGCCTGGTGTTACCAAGCAGATCGCGTTCACCTCGACAGCGAACACCGCCTACGTGAAGACCGCCAACGGCGAAACGTTCCTGTCCAGCCAGGGCACCACGTTCAGCGTGATCAAGTCGACGCAGTTGGTGGCCGGCGTGCTCAACCTGGTCGGCATCACGACTGCGGTGTGGGGTGTGCAGGCGGGCCTGAGCACTGCGACCTTTGCCCTGAGCACGACGACCTGATCGACGGACACGAGGAGGGCTCATGTCCGAAGAACTGAAGATCGCGCTCGTGGGGTCCGCTCCGGCATCGGTGCGGATTGCCCCGTATCAAGACCCGAGTTGGCAGATTTGGGCGTGCAGCCCGGGCACGTATGGCGTCGCGCCACGGGTCAATGCCTTCTTCGAGCTGCACCTATGGGAGCCGGGCCAGCCCTGGTTCTCGCCTGAATACGTGCAATGGCTTTCCGCGCTCGAAGACCGCAACGTCACGCTGTGGACCGGCGCGCCAGTGGGCGGCTTGAAGTCGCACGTCCTGCCGGCCGATGAGATCCTGGCCGAGTTCGACCCCGATCGCTGGTTCTGCTCATCCAGCCTGTTCTGGATGATGGCCATGGCGATCAAGGCCGGCGCCGCCAAGATCGGCTTCTGGGGCGTGGACATGGCGGCCGGCGAGGAATACGAGATGCAGCGTGCTGGCATCCACTTCCTGACCTACATCGCCAAGGCCCGCGGCATCGAGGTGGGCGCACCGGCCGAGTCCGACCTGTTCACCCCGCGATTCCGCTACGGCGTCGACGAGTGGACGCACAGCTTCCGCAAGGTGCGCGCACGAACAGCCGAGCTGAAGCAGCGCATCGCCGACGCCCAGGCGCGAGCCAATGCCGCCACGCAGGAGACGGCGTTCCTCAACGGCGCACTGGATGACCTGAACTACATGGGTGCAACGTGGGCAGACAAGAGCCCGCGTATGGGGCCGAGTGGCGCGCCGCGCATCCTGCCGCCGATGATGGTTGTGGACGATGCGCCGATGACGGCCGCCGAGGTGCTGCAGCGCAAGGAGCCGCCGAACCCGGTCACGGAGCTTGTGCGGCAATGGGATGAACGCTGTCAAAGCGCAAGCGAGGCGGGCATCGGCTTGAAATGAGCACTCTCGACGACCTCATCGCCCGGGTGGCCCAGCTACCCGAAGCCGAGCAGCAGGCCATCTACCAAGATGCGCACGCTCAGACGGCGGCGATGAAGTGGGTGCCCAACCCTGGCCCGCAGACCGAGGCTTACTTCTCCAAGGCCGATGTCCTGCTCTACGGCGGCGAGCCTGGCGGCGGCAAGTCGCAGTTGATCCTCGGTCTGGCGCACAACGAGCACCGGCGCTCGCTGATCATGCGCCGGCAGTATGGCGACCTCGACCGGATCATCGAAGACTGCCTCAAGATCCACGGCTCGCGCGACGGGTTCAACGGTAGCCCCCCGCCCAAGCTGCGCATCAGCGACACGCAGATCATCGACTTCGCTGCGGCTCACCGCGTGGGCGACGAGCAGGGCCAGATGGGCAAGGGACGCGACCTGCTGGGCATCGACGAGGCCACCCACTTCGCCGAGTCGCAGATCAGGTTCCTGATGGGGTGGAACCGATCGGACGACCCGAACCAGCGTGTCCGCACGGTGCTGGCCACCAACCCGCCGCTGCGCCCCGAGGGCCTGTGGGTCATCAAGATGTTTGCGCCCTGGCTGGACCCGACGTATCACAACCCAGCCAAGCCCGGCGAACTGCGCTGGGTGATCTCCGACGCCGAAGGCAATGACCAGTGGGTCGACGGCCCAGGTGAGTACGAGACCATGGTGGCCGGCAAGCCCAAGATGGTCAAGGCGCAGTCGCGGACCTACATCCCGGCCAGCGTGCGCGACAACCCCTACTACGTGGCCAGCGGGTACGAACAGCAGCTCGACGCCATGTCTGAGCCGTGGCGCTCGCTGCTGATGGGCGGATTCCGCACTGCGTTCGTCGACCAAGAGAACCAGATCATCCCGACCAAGTGGGTCGAGATGGCACAGAAGCGTTGGACACCCAAACCTCCGCCAGGCGTGCCGATGTGCGCCATGGGTGTGGACTGCAGCGGCGGCGGCACTGACCCGATGGTGGTGGCGGCCCGGTATGACGCATGGTTTGCCCCGCTGATCGAAGTGCCGGGCAAGGACATCCCGATGGAGCGCGCTGGCGCGCACTGTGCCGGTGTCGTGCTGAGCCACCGCAAGGATCAGGCGCTAGTGGTGGTCGACATGGGCGGCGGCTACGGCGGGCCGATCTACGAGAACCTGAGCGCGGTCCCCGTCGAGGTCAAGGCCTACAAGGGCGCCGAGAAGACCATGCGCCGCACGAGCGACGGCAAGATGAAGTTCACCAACAAGCGCACCGCGGCGCTGTGGGCCATGCGCGAGGCGCTCGACCCAGGCCAGCCTGGCGGTTCGTCGATGGCGCTGCCGCCCAGCCCGGCACTGATGTCTGACCTGACGGCGCCCACCTTTGAGCCGACCGTGAACGGCATCAAGGCCGAGTCGAAAGAGGACGTGTGCGAGCGCATCGGCCGGTCCACCAACGAGGGCGATGCCGTCATGATGGCGTGGTTTGAAGGCCCGCGCGCCATCACCCACGCCATGGACTGGATGGATCTCAAGAACACCAAGCACGGCCTGCGCAAAGCGCCGCAGATCATCACCAACGGCCGCGCACCGCTCAGTGCTGGGCGCGCGGCACTCTCGGCGAAAGGCAGGACGTAATGGGACTGTTCGACAGCATCGGGGCGCTAGGCTCTCGATTCGGCAAATGGGTGGAGAACGTCGATCCGATCGGGCACGGCATCGCCAACTTCGCCATGTTCAACGACTCCAAGGCCGTGCGCGAGACCGCAGACGTCTGGAAGAACATCTTTGGAGAGAACTCCACGGTCGGCAAGTGGGGCGGCGTCATGGAGAAGGAGGCGCAGAAGAATGTCGATGACCCAGACGCCGGGATCATGAAGGCCGGCGCAGTGGCGGCAGCGATCTTTGGCGGCATGGCGGCGGGCGGCGAGAGTGCCGCGGGCGGTAGTGCTGCGTCTGGCACTGGCGCGGGGGCTGCGGCCACGGGCGGGTCGGATGCCGCCTATCTCGCTGCGGCCGACGAGGCGGGCGGCATGTCTGCTGCGTATGGGACAGATGCCGGGTATTCGTCCGGTGTTGCGGGTGGTGGCGCTACAGGTGGAGCGACTACAGGGGCCGCCGCGCCGCCCGCTTCTACGCCGTGGTATCAAACGCCCGCCGCGAAAACCGCGGCAACAACTGTCGGCACCAACCTGCTTTCATCAGCGCTGCAGCCCAAGCCGCCCAAGGCAACCGATCGCCCCACGCAGGCCATGCCTGACCCACAAGCCACGGCTGAAGCGCGCAAGCGAAAGATCATCGAACAATCCGCGCGGCGCGGCAGGGTGTCCACCATCCTGACCAGCAACCGCGGCGACCTGGGGTAAGCCATGAACGCCAAAGAACTGCGCGATGTCGCCGATGACTTGTTCAAGAAGAAGTCGCCGCTCAACAGCTTGCATCAGGAGCTTGCGGACAACTTCTACCCCGAGCGCGCCGACTTCACCGTCAGCCGCTCGCTGGGCACAGACTTCGCCGCCAACCTCATGAGCAGTTACCCGGTGGTGTGCCGGCGTGATCTGGGCAACCAGTTTGGCACCATGCTGCGCCCGACCGCCCGGCCCTGGTTTCACACGGCGCGCAAGCACAAGCCGCTGGAGAACGAAAGCACCCAGAACAAGACCTGGCTGGAGTGGTTCGAACAGACCCAGCGCCGGGCCATGTACGACAACTCGGCGCAGTTCATGCGCGCGGCCAAGGAGTGTGATCACGACTTCGCCGGGTTTGGCCAGCGCGTGATGTCTGTCGAGATGAACCGGCAGAACAACGGCCTGCTGTTTCGCTGCTGGCATCTGCGCGATATGTGCTGGGCCGAGAACGAAGAAGGCCGGCCGAGCCCGATCTTCCGCAAGTGGAAGCCGTCCGCCTGGGTGGCCAAGAAGACCTTCGGCGACAAGCTGCACCAGAAGGTGATCGACCTCGCAGGCAAGGAGCCATTCACCGAGGTCGAGTTCTTGCACATGGTGGTGGATGCCGAGATGTACGACGGCAATGCCATGGGGCGCCCTCGCTTCTCGATTTGGTACGACACGACCCATGACCACCTGATCGAAGCGGTGCCCATCTGGGGGCGCCATTACCTTGTGTCGCGCTGGCAGACCGTCAGCGGCTCGCAGTACAGCTACAGCCCGGCCGCGGTGTGTGCGCTGCCCGATGCCAGGCTGCTGCAGGCCATGACCTTCACGTTGCTGGAAGCCGGCGAGAAGGCGACCAGCCCGCCGATCCTGGCCACGCAGGGAGTGGTGAAGTCCGACCTGGCGCTGTATGCCGGTGGCGTGACCTGGGTCGATGAGGAGTACGACGAGCGCCTGGGCGCAGCGTTGCGCCCGCTCGAGCAGGACTTCCGCGGGTTCAACTATGGCTTGCAGATGAATGCCGACACGAGGGCGGCACTGCACCGGGCCTTCTTCCTCGACGCCCTGACGATGCCCGAGCGTGCGCCCGAGATGACCGCCTACGAGGTGGGCCAGCGGGTGCAGCAGTACATCCGCAACGCCTTGCCGATCTTCGAGCCGATGGAGGCGGAGTGCAACGCGCAGGACTGCGAGGAGGCCTTCCAGCTCATGTGGCGCAATGGCGCCTATGGCCCGGTGCAGAACTGGCCGCGGGATCTGCGCGAGGCCCTGCTTGACGGCGACGGGTTCGAGTTCGCGTTTGAGTCGCCGCTGCATGACGCGATCGAGCAGATGAAGGGGCAGCAGTTCCAAGAGGCCCAGACGCTCATCGGCGCGGCCATGGCGCTCGATCCGTCGACTGCCTTCTTGCCCAAGACCGAGACCATGCTGCGCGATGCGCTCATGGGTGTCGGCGTGCCTGCAGCCTGGCTCAACACCGAGGCCTATGTCAAGGAGCAGCGCGCCAACCAGCAGAACCAGCAGGCTGCGGCGCAGCAACTCGCAGCGCTTGAGCAGGCCAGCAA